GAAATGATTATCGACTGTGATATGGATATTGTAATGATAGAACCTACAGGTGATACTAAAGACGAACCTGTGGATAATGAAAAACCTAAGTGGCCTTTTGCATGATTAAGAAAATTTATTTAGATATGGATGGAGTTTTAACTTCTTTCCATAAGAGGTTTGTTGAGTTATATGGTGAAGAAGCTCTTGGTTTCCGCGATAAGAAAAACTTCACCGTTTACTGGCCCGATTTCATTCAAAGAAAAGAATTTGAAAAATTGGAATGGTTTCCAGGCGGACAACAATTATTAAAATATCTTAGAAAAAAAGATATTGATATTGAGATTCTATCATCCTCGGGTGGTCAAAAATACCATGAAGTGGTGACAGAACAAAAAAAGATTTGGTTGAAGAAACAAGGCTTGGCATATAAACCAAATATTGTTCCTGGTCGTAAACACAAGGCAGAATATGCTACACCAGAAACAATTTTGATTGATGATACCGAAGATGTTATTTCTTCATTCAATAAAGCAGGTGGTATCGGCATACTTCACACAGATGTCAATATTACCATTGAGCGACTTGAAACTCTACTAAATACATGATATACTATGTTTTTGTGGACAACAAATTATACAGCGTAATACTCCGTTTATACGAAAGGAAATACTATGAGCAGTTTTGCTAATCTCAAGCGCAATCGCAGTTCTTTGGACAAACTAACTAAGGCGATTGAAGCAACAACACAAACCGCAGAAGCCGGTTCAAAAGAAGACACCCGTTTTTGGCAACCAGAAGTAGATAAGGCAGGTAATGGCATGGCCGTTATTCGTTTTCTACCTGCGCCTGCTGCCGATGGTGATGATGCTCTTCCTTGGATTCGTATCTTTTCACATGGTTTTCAGGGACCTGGTGGTTGGTTCATCGACAACTGTTTGACAACTCTTAATGAGAAGTGTCCGGTTTGCGAACACAATAGCACACTATGGAATTCTGGTATCGATGCGAACAAAGATATCGCTCGCAAACAGAAGCGCAAGTTGTCTTATATTGCCAATATTCTGGTAGTTTCGGACCCAAGTAATCCTCAAAACGAAGGTCAAATCAAACTGTTTAAGTTTGGTAAGAAAATCTTTGATAAGATTACAGAAGCAATGAATCCCGAATTTGCTGATGAAACACCAGTTAACCCATTTGATATGTGGGAAGGTGCAAACTTCAAATTGAAGATTCGTAATGTTGAAGGTTATCGTAACTATGACAAATCTGAATTTGCATCCAAATCAGCATTGTTTGATGGTAATGATGAAAAACTTGAAGAACTTTGGAAGAAAGAACATTCATTAAAAGAATTTTCTGAGAAGAAAAACTTCAAATCTTATGACCAACTTAAAGGTCGTTTGGATAAAGTTCTCGGTTTTGAAGGTGTTGCGGCAACTAACAAAGCAGTTGATTCAGTTCCAACATTGAAAGGTGATGATGATGTTACATTCAGTACCGCATCAAATGTTGACGATGAAGATTTGGATTACTTTAAATCTTTAGCTGAACAAGAATAAAAGAATCCCATGCAAGTGCGACACCCGCTTCGGCGGGTGTTTTTTTATGCCACTCTTGCTGCTAATGCTGCGGAGGTATTCTTTCGTTCTGTTGGAGGAGGATTGTTTTGTGCTACGACAGTATTGTTTGTTGTTGGTGCATTTACAACAATTGGTGTTCCAGGTTTCATTTGTTGTCTTTGGCCTGAAGCAACAGAACCAGATGCTGATGCAACAGATCCTCCACTCGTTGCAGTAGAAACTGCTCCAATTTGAGTTATTTTTGGATCATTTAAATATTCTTGGAAGTGTTTTGCTCGATCTTCAAGTCCAATATAACCACCATTAACAAACTTGGTAACTTTTTTAATATCTGTCCAGTCACCCTTATAACCCATCATATATTTTATTGCACTTTCTGCTGCGCCTTCTGGTTTGGTTAGTTCTTCTGGATTATTTGAATAACCAAATTTTGTATAATTTTGTTTACCTGTTAATTGAACGAAACCGCGACCACGATATTCAAAACCCTCACCGCCACCTTCCGGTGCGTTACCCATTCTACCACCATAAAGTCTTTCCGCAACTGATTTTGGACCCCCGGCCGATACTTGTTGAGCATCTTCCGGTCCCTTAAATTTTTTGGGAAACAATTTCATTAATGTTGCTGCTTTATAATTAAGATTTTCACTTAATGTTGTAAATCCACCAGATTCGTGGCCGACTTGAGCCATGATTGCAGCACGGGCATTTGGATCTACAATTTTAGCGTCATCCATAGCACCAATCATTGCTTTTTTACCTGTTTCTGAACTGATTTTTCCTGGTTTACCTTCTGATGGTTTTGCAGGTTTTGTCGGCGGTGCAGCTGATGGTGTTGTAGTAGGAGGAACTTTTGGCACTTCTGCGGGTTTTGCTGCAGGAGTTGGTGCTGCTGGCGCTGCAGCTGGAGGCGGTGGTGGTGGTGGTGGCGCCGGTGGTGTTGGAGCAGGCGCCGGTGCGGGAGCTTCAGGTAATGCAGCTTGTGCTGCCATTTCTTCCGGCGACATAGGTGCGGCCGCCGCGGCCGCTTCAGCCGCAGCTGCTGATTCTTCCGCAGTTAAAGGTTTTTTCTCAGGTTCCTTTTTACCTCTTGCAGTAAGTTCTTCTTGTACTGTTTTGGGTAAGAAAAAGTCCGCAGCTTTCCTCAATGGCGAAGATAAGTTGACATAAGTATCTGCAATTTTTTGAACAGCAACATCAATTAATTCTTTAAATTTTTCCCAAAGTCCCTTAACTGTTTCAATAGGTGAAGTAATTAAATTACTCCAAAATTGAAAAAACCCAACAAAAAAATCACCAACTTTTGTAAAGAATTTTGAAATAGGATCTATAACCCATTCTTGAAAAAAGTCTTTTACTTTAGTAATCAAAGGTTCAATAGTTTCTTTGAACCATATTTTAATATTTTCTACAAATTCACCAAATTTTTCTTTTATAGTTTCCCAAAGACCTTCTGTCCATTCGACAAAAGATTCTTTGAAAGATTCCCACAAAACAGCAACTATTGAACCTATTGCTAATACTGCTAGAAGACTTTTTAAAATTTTACCTGGAGAAAACATTTCTTTCATGCGTTCAAAAAAACTTTTCTCTTTTTTTGGTTTTGCCGGAGTCGGTGCGGCCTTAGGTGCGGCTTTTTCTACTTCAACTTCTAATTTACTTTCTTTTTCGGCTTCTTTTAGAAAATGAGCATCTGCACCTTTTGAAGGTTCACCACCCTCTAGTTTAACTAACTTCTGAATATTTTGTCGAGCAACATTCAAATCTCTGGCCATTCCATGAATAGACATGAAATTTTTACCAATGATTTTAAGATAAATGGACGAATCGCTTTGTGGTGTGGCTTTCTTTTCTTGTGATGGACCTTGGCCTGTAGATTTTTTACCAAATCTACTTTTCAAAGATTCGCCTAGGGTTTCTAAAATTTTAGCCATTTATTATGCCATCGATGGAACAAGAATAGACGCCAATTCCGAATCATATGTGTCAGGCAAGGCCGAAGGAGGTTTACCTGAAGTTGAACTTCTATTGTTTGTTGTTGGTGAATTGATTACTGAACCTTGATCCGCAGCAGATTCCATTCTTTGTGCCTCTGCTACTTGCGATGATGCGGCAGAAACATCTGCACCAGAAGCTGCGGTTCCACCGGCATCTGCTGAAGGTGATGCACTTGCCGCAGGCGCAGAAGAACTTCCTCCTGCCGAAACATCTCCAGATGGCGCTGCTCCTCCAGAAGAACCTCCGGATGGAGCAGATGTTTGACCAGATGCTTTTAATGTCTGAATTGTTGAATCATATCTTGCTTTTGCTGATTCTATATCTTGTTTATAAACTTCAAAATCAGAATCTTGTTTATCGTTAAGTGCTTTTGCGCCTTCTTGACCATATTTTCTAATATTTTCTGCTTTTCTTATTTCTAATCTCTTTTTGCGATCATCAAGACGTTTATCTAAGCCTGATTTTATATCTTCAATTTCTTTAATTCGTTCTTGTGGTGATATTTCTTTTTCTGCTGTTGGTGAAGAAGAAGCAACTTCGGGAGCAGGCGTAGGTTGTGTTCCTGGAGATGCACCTTCGGCTTTGACG